AGAATTCCCATACTTAGCGCTGGCTTTGTGGGCATAAGAGCCTACAATAGCCTCGCACTTGGAACCGTTACCGAGGACATCAACAGGCACAGGGTTGCCCTTCTCATCGACAGGCCCAAACAAGTACTTGCTTTTGCCGACAATGTAGTTGCCCATAGAATCCTTGTACTTGACGCGAATGCCTAGCTTTGTCAGCTTGGCAACATCCGTATCAGACAGCATACCGATAGTACACTCGTAACGGTCATTATCATCGTTAAAAGCTTTATTGAACTTAGCCATCCATTTATTCCAGAATAGCTCTCCAGAGATTTTAACAGGTTTCAGATCACTCATTTTCAATTCCTTTGAAAGTTAATAAAATGTCTGTCTTTCCAGACTGTCAATTCAGAAACTTTGGCGGTGTTAAGTCCTCCACCAAAGTCTCCAGATGCTCTAGTGCTGCCGTCAAAACAACATAGATTTGCAATACATCTAAGTTGCTTGTGTGCATCAACGAAAAAGAATCCTCTTTTATGTCAATAACAATGCGAGAATCAAAATCTTGTTCAGTTGTTTTCAAGATAGGTTCCCCACTGATCTGCCATTGCAGCGGCAATTCCACTGTATGTTCTACTGCGTTCTTTCCAGCGATCAGGGCTAGGAGCCATCATGTGTACTCTTGGTTGTCTTCCTTCAACAATGTTCGTAGGCTCCAACTTTGGCAGATTCTTCAGCCAAAGACAAGTAGCTTTAGTCTCCCCATGCCCGAACTGCCAAGGCTGAATGATCTGATCAGGCTTCCTGATGTGGGTGCTTAAGATGCTTACCGGATTCTCTAATGCGATCTTGGAAATATTTGCTGACCACAAAGCTTTGGCAAACCATAGCGCGTTCTTCTGTTCTTCTTGCTTGTCCTTAAACCATCTAGCACCCGACACAGCAAGATGCGTACAGGGCGGGTGAGCAATCATTAGATCCCACTGCTGGCCCATTATGTAGGCTGCCAGTACATCGCCATGATAGTGGAACTCTGACCCGTCTTCAGCAGGAAGAAGATCACAACTCCAGGCATCAAAGCCTTTAGCGCGAAAAGCAGAGCGCACCGCACCGCTGTATTCGCAAGCAACCAAAACGCGCTTAGTGTGTTTCACGCCAATTTCTACCAATTTTGTATTCTCCATCTAAGGGACACCGTAGCTTAAAAAAGACCCCTGCTTCCACGATGCTCATTTTAGCAGCTTTTCCAGCCTCGTCTGCCAACGCTTCAGGAACCTCGAACTGGAACTCATCGTGGACATTGGCGACTAGCTTTACAGGCCACTTGTTAGCCTTGATTTTATCATAAAAAAGCACTAGCGCCTTTTTCATCACGATTGCGCCTGCGCCCTGAAGTAAGCTATTGAGCGCCGCATGGTCAGAGCGAACCCAAATCTTGCGACCATCAAGCCCCGGTACATAGCCCTTGGACGCATAAACGGATACTTTAGAGCGTAAAGACTTGAGCGCGGGAGTCCCTTCAAGAAAGGAAGCGATAAGTCTTTCACCAGTGGCACTATTGCCACCGACAATCGAGCCAATCTTCGATGGCCCCGCCCCATAGAGGAACGCATAGATGAATGTCTTCGCCTGATCCCTTGTTTGTAGGCCAGCAGCTTGCTGGTTTTTCGTATGGACATCCGTTCCATCTTTCGAGTTTCCCTCAACGACCGTTTTGACATAATCTTTGTCCTTCATGTAATGAGCAAGCATACGAAGCTCAAGACCGCTAGCGTCACAACCAACAAGTACATTACCATCTTCTACCGTCCAACATTGTCTGCACTCTGGGCCATACAAGCTACCTGCGTTAGGTATCTGTGCCATGTTAGGCTTAGAGTGCGTCATACGGCCTGTTACAGCCCCATTGGTGATCACCTTACCGTGAACCCTATCATCGCTTCCTAGCGCCTCTAACCAGGATTCTATCTGAGCGATACGCTTTTGTAGCAGCAGGTACTCAGCGATCACCTTAGCCTCTGGAATGCTCAAATCCATCAGTACAACTTCATCAACGATGGGTTGATTGTTCTCAGTAAACTTCTTAGGCTTCCACCCTAGCTCTTGGAGTTTTTCTCCGATCTGCTTTCTACTTCCTGGATTAAAGGAAACAACTTCGTCTTTGAGTCGCTTTCCTGTTTTCTCGGAGTATCTTTCCAGAATTCTCGGAGGCCAGCGTTCCTGCATTCGTTCATATATTCCTGCCATTTTTGTCTTGAGGTCAGTAAGTAGCACGGTTGCATAGGGTACATCCAGTTTAAATCCGTTACGCTCCTGTTGAGCTATGATAGCCGCCACCTGATGCTCCAGCTTTACAGAATCCTCGGAGAAGCCTTCTGCGATCAGCCTGTTGCTAACCAGTGTGTAGGTCTTTTCTAGAACATCAACATCGCGTATACAATAAGTCTCTAGCAAGCTATCAAAGGGACTGTCGTAGCACTCACCGATGTAGTCTTCTTTACGATCCATCATCCATTGCCAGATTTTCTTGTAATCAATTTTTTGTGTACCTAGCTGCTTTCCGTAGCTTTCCAAGCTGTGCCCGTTCTCTTTCGTTGGCTCTAATAGCCGACTTGCTACTAATGTGTCGAATACCTTCCTCAAGGGAATCTTCGTCATCCATAACCTGTTTAACAGATAGAAATCGAACGCAATCCCATTGTGAGCTATCAGGAGTGTAGCCTTGCTTAGATAGTCGTTTAGGCCACTTGGATTTTTCCATACTTTAATTTCTCCGCTATCAAGGTCTTTAGTCACGCACAGGTGAATCCGGTTGTGTGCCAGATTCGTTTCTATGTCCAGTGCAATTTTCATGGTGTTCTTTCAGTTCCTCGTACTGATGGATAAGAGTTTGATACTTGTCCTGCAACTCGAAATACCTATCTTCCAAGTTAAGCAGCCTGCCAATTAGTTGATCAAGATCTATCACGATTGTACCGCAAGATAAAGACCAACATTTCCAAGAGCGTACCCAAAGAAAGCAATAGAGTGCCCATTGTCTCCTTTAAGCCACAGATCTACTCCGACCACGGCATACACGATACCGATAATTGCAATCAACCAAGAACTCATATTTCTTTTTCCTTTGCTTCTTTCTTTCTGTTCCTGTGTTTACCTGCGTTTCTTTTTGGTCTAGAAAGCAGGGCGAGAACAACAGGGTTACGCCTCTTCTTTTTTCTCTTCTTCGCCATAATTGGGGTGTAGCTTCTCAGCTTCTTTAACGCCATTCATTATCGCAGTGACAATGCCATAGCGTGTAAGCGCATCAAGCTCTTCCTTAGAAAAATTAAACTGGAGGATAGCACTACCATCCTCATTCTCTTGAATTAAAACCACCTCTGATGTAGTCATACAGTACTCCTTAGATATATTTAGGAACAGTTACAGGAATGCAAAGTGCATAACTATTCATCAGCGTAGGCTTGTCAAAATCTTTGATAGCCTCTTTTATGAATGTTACACATTGTTCTTTTGTATCAAATCCGTCTGAAGTGTACGCGAATTGGCACATATTGAGGCACACCGCCACCACAGCTATATAGATAGTCATGTTTCATCCTCGTCAGTGTCGAGTTCTTCATCGTCCTCATCTTCCTCTTCGTCTTCCTCCGTGCCAAAGATAGCGTCCCATCGTTTAGAATATTCTTCGTTTGAGATACTGAATGGCCTCGGTGAAGAGCCCTTACCTCCGTCTGAGTGATTCATAGTTCCTCCAAAGTAACTTCGTTCATTCTACCAGTGAACAGATCGTAGCGTAGCTCACACGCAGGGCCTGTAAGCCCACTGTAACGGTTCTTAGCCACTGCCACCTTAGTTGTATGCCTCTCGATAGGGTCATCGCTCATAGAGTTCCTTTCCAGGGTTATGACCGCATCAGATAACTGAGCGATAGCGCCTGAGCCTCTAAGTTGAGACAACGATACAGCCTGTCCGTCCTCGTGGCCTTGATTGCCATTGGGCCTTTTCAGGTGTGAGACAACAACAAGCGTAATCCCTAGCTCCTGCACAAGTGTACGCAGGTTAGTCATCATATTGTCAATAGCTTTTCTTTCATCCCCAAGATCCTGTCCTGAAATGATGATAGAGATATGGTCTAGAAAAATAATCCTACAGTCTAGCCCTTTAGCCATGTAGCGGATACGGTTCAGGATATTGTCTGACGATGTGCTACCAAAGTGTTCAAACAGAAAAATACGATCTGACCCTAGAGTAGCATCAAAGGCTTCCCGCAGTTCCTCGTCAGATACTGGAGTATCGGGCAAGTGTAGCTTTTTGTTTGCGCTGATGCTCATGATGCTCTGAGCCGTTTTCCTGATGGATTCCTCAAGGAACAGACCGCCGATGTTCCATTCTGTTGTGACAAGAATATGATGCAGAATCTCTCGCAGAAACTGGCTTTTACCTAAGCCGCTTCCAGCGGTGACCGTAATAAGCTCAGACTGCCGGAAACCGTACAGTAGCTCGTTCAGGCCCTGAAATGGATACTGAGCCTCTGCTGCTGGTTCAGGGGTACTGACAAGATCCCATAGAGTTGACGCAGCCACGATACCATCAGGCACATAAGTCTCTGCTTTCCACCAGTTATTGACAAACAGGATTGTCTTACCATTCACCAGATAGTCGCAGGCATCTTTGCTTGCTTCCATGTGCTTGAACACCTTGGCCTTCGATCCAAACAGTTCAGCCACTTCAGCAGCAGCTTCCTTTCCTGGATTATCGTCATCAAAGCAAATTACGATGTTGTCAAAAGTGTTTAACCATTCATAGTTGGCTTTGCAGTCCTTCAGAGCCGATTGTGCCCCATTCCTGATAGACACCACAGGCCACTTCGATCCAAGCATCTGAAAAGCCGCAAGCGCATCGAGTTCACCTTCCACCAAAGTGACATACTTGCCGCCTTTGGTGAACAGGGACTGACCGAATAGCGTGGCCTTGTTCCACTGACCTTCTACAGAAAAAGTCTTGTTAGCCAC